GCATTATCCACAGCCGTTTTCATGCCGATTAACTGCCGTTTCGTCTTTCTGATACGTCTTTCAAGTTCTCGCTGTCGTTTCCGTTTCTCATATTCCTTGCGATTCTCTTCGCTGTCAAAGTCCTCGAACGGATTGTTTATTCCATCCCCCGGACCGTGGGAGTGTCGGCAGATTGCCCCATGGATTCCCTGCACATTCCCCATACCACAGACCGAAAAAGGTGGAAATCTTGGGTCGTTACCGCTTTTGCTGTAAAACTTGCCTTGCCACCAGAAGTGATTGGTCAAATTGTCCCCACCGTTTCCAATTCTGGCTCCCAGATGGGCAGATGTTAGGATAATATCCCAGTCCATCTCGTCCATACGTGCGTCTGTAATATCTGCCGCCATCTGACTTACACCAGTACGGACTGCTCTTGCTGTGGCTGTCTCTATGCTGTCTCTGCGACCGCTAGGATACGTTACGTCTGCACCCTTGTCTATAATGTCGTTAACAGCTTCTTTGACCGCTTCTGTGTAGCTTGTTGTACCGCTTGCAGTTTGGTTATACGCCTTATCCACTGCATCTATGTAGTTGTCGTGGCAGGCGGTCGGCATTGTGCCGGGGTAGTTATGCATCTCTCCCTTGGTCTTTTCATAATTCCTCTGTAATAGTCTCTGTAGATAAGGACTTTCCCCGAGTGGTTTTGGTTCAAGACCTGCCTTTTTATACACTGCATCGTCCCACTCTATAGCCTTTATACCTGCTTCTTTCATAGTCCTTGCAATTGTATCAATGCCTATCTTTGTTGTCTGTGCAATCTCTTTCTGCACCGCTTGCAAGATATACCCTGCATCCTGCAATACATCCATCTGCCACTTGTCAATAGGAGTAAAAAGGTAATCCTCGCCACGTCCTAGTCTTATCATCATTCGTTCAATCATGACCGATACAATCTTATTATGCAGTTCTTCCGCCTGCTTCTCTGCCTTTTCTGGCACGTACCATAAGTAATCTGGCGTTAGCATTATTCTTCATCTCCTGCACCGAATAAGTCTGGCTCTTTCGGTTGTGCTTCTTCTTCAAGTGCTTTTGCTTCTTCTTCACTGAATCCCTCAAATTTTGTTAAATAGTACCAGAAAGGAATCTTGCCGCTTACAACATAGCTATACCAACGAGAACGGTCCTCGTCCTCATTGTATGTTATGTCTCCAAAGTCATAGTAAGTCTCATACGGTCCACTTGGTGCTAATTGGTACAGATCAGCAAAGATATTAAGTGCTGCAATCAAATCATCCATGCAGAACTGTAGCTTGTCCCTAACGTCCTTGATAAACTGTATCGTTCTCTGCTGCTCTGCTTCTACGCCTGTAGCTGTCTGAATCCCTGTCGTTTCGTTAAATACAAAGTATCCATTGGAGAATCCGCATTTATACCCAATCTGTGACAGCAGGGCATTGATTCCTGTCAATCGTGTATCCGTGTTGAGACTTGGGTTTACCTCTTGATAGAATCCTTTAATGTCTGTGCTGTTCACATTCTTAACAAACTCTGGTAATCTCAACCGCTTCTTGCTTCTCTCAAATCCATCTTGAGTATTGTTTACCCTTGTACCAGTCTCCATTAACTTGTCGGAGTCTAGCAGCAACATTCTTCGGCTGTCGAATATCTCTGTTGCGTTCCTGCTGTATGCAGTGTCTAAATCTTTTAGCTCTTCTATTGCTTCGTAAAAAATAGGCAATCCTAAACTACAATGCAAGTCTACATTGTTCGCCTGCGGAGTCCTAAGAACTGCATACAGGCGTTGTCCGTTCAGATTTGCAAGTCCTACATCTTCTAGTTCTCCACGCCAAGGTGTCTCGTCTATGTCAATTGGCTTTCCTGTATCGTTGGCATCCTTAGAAGCATAGCAACGATTTGTAATCTGATACACGTCCTCGATGTACCTATGGTACTCTAGCTTCGTGTAATACGTCTTGCCATCACTTGAGATTTCACGATGCACAAACACAATGCCTTGAATCTCTCCATTGCTTTCGTCTGTTACAATAAAGTTTTCTGGCGTGATCAAGTCCACACTTGAGCCGTTAGGCTTTAATACTACTGTACCGTATGCACAGCCATATTCTACGTGATGTCGTACCTGTTCCAGTTCCTTGTCTATCTGCTCCTGCAACCAATTAGCTCTTGCACTGCCATCTATCTCTATGCCTATTGCAAGTGTAGCAAGGCGTGCTGTCTCACTGCATACAGCTTTTGCGAAGTTGATAGTCTTTATATGTTCGTCCTTGTCTAACCAGTACGGACTGCCCTTATAGATGTATGCACATTTTTCAATTGCCCTCTGCATCTCTGGACTAGTCGCAGTGTCTATTTTAAATTCTTCTCTTGCCTTTTGTCTAAAAATGGCACTTAATATCTCTTTCATTCTGCTTATTATACCCATCTATTCCACCGCTATCAGTTTAACGTTTCCGATTTTTGTTTCTATATCTCCTTGTATCAAATCTCCATTAATCGTAATCCAAACCCCACCATCATGGATAGATATTTTTTCTATATCCTTGATGCCTAACATTACATTTCCAATTTGTATACAAGTTACATCTTTTAAATTTATCATCATTATGCGTTCTCTCCTCTCCTCATGATCACTCTGTTGTATGCGTATCTCAACGAATCAATAGCATGATTGTCTCTGTCGGGGTATCCGCTTATTATATTACCGTCTTTGTCTCTATCATACTCATACGTTGTAATTTCTTTGTATGCGTATGGTGTTCTCCGTGGGTCAATTACAATCTTCCTACGTTGTAGCCACTTCATGCCATATTCGACCGACCCTGGTCCTTTAACTGCTGCCTGTGCCACAAGACCTAAGTTTCTGTAGTCCTCTACTGATTTAGGCTCTGCACTATCACAAATGATCGCATAATCGTTATAGCCTTTTTTCTTTATCCATTCGGCTGTTTGCTCATTCGATCGCTTATTCACACAATGCTCGTCTATAAGATAGATTGTTTCTCGTGCTGAATCGTAGTACGTCCTTGTAAATGCGTATTTATCTGGATACCATCCCCAGTCGACACCTTGGTAGATGCGGTCCATCTGTGCTATTTCTTCGTCTGTAATCTCTCTTACTTCTACATACTCAAATACTGCCCCACCGTTACCGTTAGCAATACCCAAATATTCATGTTCATAAGCTTCTGGTCTGATTGCTTTTAAATGCTCTGCTTCATCAATAAATGGCTGTCCTAACCATTCTTTCGGTACATCCAGATATGTACTTCGTACGATCATACGATTATCTTTCGGTACTTCCAAATATTGATTTGCCCAATTGTTAGCACTCTTTGGTGGGTTAAAGCTCTTAAATATCCATGCACTATCTCCACCACGAATAGCGGACTGCTCAATATTTCTGATCTCTTCTGGTCCTGCGAACTGGTCTAATTCTTCAAACCAGACAATTCCTATATATCCAAACTCTGGTGCTATAGACTTAATCTTATCTTTATCATCAGCACCACGAAAGAATATCTTTTGCCCTGTGTCTCTCATTGTGATTTCATACGGAGAGCTTGTATATTTATAATCTTTTTCTGAGAACTCCTGTTTTGTTATCGCCCATTTGGTTTTAGCAAATACAGAATCTTTTACAGTGTTGTATACTTTTCTTACAACAAGGCAATGAATGTCATGATTATTTCTTATTAGCTCCGTAATGATGTTCGGTATCGTTGAGGATTTACCAGAACCACGTCCCCCCGGCAATACATATTCTGTATGTCCATGATTCCTAACGTCCCTTATCATCGGGTGGAACACATCGGGGATTATATCAAGGTCCATGTGGTACGTTTTATTTCTTAATGCTTCTTCTCTTGCTTTCTTCTCTTCCTCTTCCTTTGCCTGCACCGTCAAAGCCTTTTCTAAGTCGTTCATGGCTTTTAATTGATCTGGGAAGTCTGGGGTAAATCCAAAAGAATCTTGCAACGCACCAGTAGCGATCATTGACCGTCTTCGCTGTATGTCTGCAAGACTCATAATATCAAACCCTTTTTCTTTGTCTAAGTCGGCTTGTAGTTTAGCAATATATTCCTTTACTCCACGTTTTTCCAAGATGTTCTTTCTTGCGTTCTTTGCTGTTGCTTGCGAATATCCCGCATCTATTGCCGCTTGATAATCATTCCCACCGTTTTCTATCCATGCATGAGCAAATGTTCTTTGCTTCTGTGTAAGTTCATTCCGCATTTATTTGCCCATTCCTTTCTCGTATACTTGCCCATATATCAGACAGGCATTTAATTATGTCCACTTGTGAAGCGGTTCTTAGTATCTCATACCGTGTATCTTTCCAACCTTTTCTTGTATTCTCATATGCTTTTATAGACAGGATGTACATTGTTATCATTCGTTTCTGGTCCTCTGAATAGAATTGTGTTGTGTCTAAGCTTATTACAAATCCGTTTGATACTATTGCTCTTTGTAGTTTTCTCATAATTCTATTTAGATTCATCTTCTCACATCCTTTCTAGGTTTATATATATTTAAACAGACCGTTAGGCAAGCGTCACATCTCTTGCATCTCTTTTAACCCATAGGGTGCGTGATTGCAACGAAATTTACCACCTCAATGGATGATAAATTGCAATATATTTCAAAAATAAAAGAAGAACGTAATAAGGCACAGGACGAACTTGCTGAACTAAGGAAAATTCTTGAATTGTCAGATGATATTTCTTTG